AAAATGTTTGAATCTGCCGCAGCAGAAGAAAAAGCTTGGGCAGAATATCTATTTAAAGATGGTTCTATTATTGGTCTTAATGAAAGAGTCATGGCAGAGTACGTTGATTGGCTCTGTATGACCAGAAGAAAAAATATAGGTTTGCCATACGATAAAGGTTGTAAAAATCCTATTGCTGGCTGGACAGATCCTTGGATGAATAGCGAAGCTGTTCAGGTAGCTCCACAGGAGCATGAAATCACTTCATACAAAATTGGTGCAAGTAAAAATGACCTTGAGGAAATTGATTTAGGAGGATTTGATCTATGATAAATGCTAATGATCTTGCTTGGACAGTATGGTGCAAAACAATTGATACAAATGCACAAATTCCAACTAAAGCCAATACCAATGATGCTGGATGGGATCTATATTCGACTATAGACACCGTAATACCACCAAAACAACGCAAAACTGTCAAGACGGGGATAGCACTAGAGATGCCGGAACATATGGCTGGATTAATTTGGCCACGTTCTGGACTATCTGTGAAACAAGGGATAGACGTACTAGCTGGAGTTGTAGACTCTGGTTATAGAGGAGAAATCATGGTTTGTTTATACAATACCTCTGATGAGAATGTATCAATAAACTGTGGGGATAGAATCGCTCAGATTATATTCCAAGAGGTGCCTCGCGTCATGATGCTTCATCAAGAAGGACTGGGTTCCTCACAACGAGGAGATAAAGGATTTGGTAGTTCTGGAGCCTAAATCCTTATTTACCAATTTTTGGTGTATACTAATGTAGTAATAATTACTACATTTCTAGGGAGATAATTATGCTATCTAAAGTTACACCAAATGAAGAATTAACTTTTGCGACATTCGGATATAAAATATCAGATCTTCATAGCGGTTCTCATTCTAAAATTGTTGTTACATGCAACTATTGCAATTCTAACATTCATAGAGAACGAAGAAATGCCCACGCTAATCATAAATGCTCACCAATAATGAATAATAATAAAAAGTGCTACAAGTGTGCAGAATGGAAAGATTTGAGTTTTTTTAATAAAAGCTATAAATTGCCGGGTGGCGTCTCTAAAATATGTAGAGAATGCTACAATAAAGAAGACTCTGTAATAAAATGCCAAAAGTCTAGATCAATGAGATTTAAACATGCTATTGAAAATGGAGATGTTGAGTTTTATATTAAAAGACGTATTGGCACAGTTAAATCCAGAGCAATTAAAAATAATATAAATTTTAATTTAGATGTTGATTATCTTATTGATTTATGGAACAAACAAAATGGTAAATGCTTTTATTCTGGCATACCAATGAACAACTCTATGAAACAAGATGGATTTCAATCATGGGATGGTCCATCTTTGGATAGAATCGAACCGGAAAATGGATACGTGAAGGGGAATGTAGTGTGGTGTATATTTGGAATTAATTCCTTCAAGGGGTCATTAGGTCTAAAGTCTTTTGAGGACATGGTAAGATCTATCGCTTGGTGGTATCAAACTAAACCCCAATGTCATAACGGAGAACCACATTACAACACAGAGGTCCAGAAACAATGAGAAAAAATCTAAAAAAGAAAAGCAGACTCCTAAACTTAATGTACTAGAAGCTAAAACAGAAAATCAAAGAAATTACATCAGATCTATTGTAGAAAATGATGTTACTTTCTGTACTGGACCGTCCGGTACTGGAAAATCTTTTATAGCTGCTGGTATTGCAGCTTCTCGCTTGCTAAAGGATGAAGTCGAAACTATCATAGTTACTAGACCGCTAGTTTGCACAGGTAAAGACATTGGTTCTTTACCCGGAGAATTGAATGATAAAATAAAACCATATTTAGCCCCAATGGAAGAAAACTTAAAATACTTCCTAGGACGCGATAAGTTTGGTTTATATTTTAATACCAGAAGAATTAGATTTGAGCCACTTGAAACCATGAGGGGTGCAACATTTCATAATGCTTATATGATCCTTGATGAAGCCCAAAATTGTACTATGGAACAGATCAAAATGTTCATAACAAGAATGGGAGATCATTCTAAAGTCATTATAAATGGTGACACAAAACAGACGGATTTATATAGAGATAGTGGTCTATATTATTGCCTAGAAAAGCTTGATAAAGTTCAGGGTGTTGGTATCTGTTCTTTAGGCTATAATGACATACAGAGAAACGGTATTCTTGGAAGGATTTTAAACGCTCTAGAATCGTAGGAATTTTATGTTGTATGATTATGTTTGTGCAGAATGTCATAACGAAATGATCGACGTTCACCAATCCATCAAGGATGATGCTCTAGTAACTTGCCCAAAGTGTGGTCAAGATGCTCTACAGAGGGTAGTATATGGTGGACTCGGAGCTTTCGTGAAAGACGTTAAGACCATTGGACAGCTAGCGGACAATAACTGGAAAAAGCTAGGACATTATAAAAGGTCTGAGGAAGAAGCAAAAGCCAAGCAGAAAGAGCAGGAGCAACAAGGTTCTTCTGTTCTTTCCGCTTTTGGCTCTGCCTCAAAGAAAGAAATTAATAAAATGACTCCAGAACAAAAGAAGAAATATATTATTACAGGTGACAAATGAAATTTGTAGAATCATTCTCAAAAGATGACTTTGTTTTAAAAACACAAGAAGATCTCTTCAATAAACTGGGCGATACGCCAACAGGAGAGAAAGACAAAGTATTTGCAAAATACACAAAGGCAGAGCTTGGCAATGGAGCTTTTCAGAAAAAGTATTATGTCTTAACGCATAATAATGCTCCTTATGATCCTGCCGGTATTGATAGTCATAGAGAGTCTACTTTAAATATGAAGCTTAAGAGCGTATCTCAAACCACATTTGATAATTACGTTCTATATCTTAAAACTAGAAATCCTATCTATATGACAAAAGCACAAAGGAGTTTTATTAATGGTTAAAAAAGGACCAATAGGAAAGGTGGAAGGCTTTTATATAGAGCAGAACTATAAAAATATGGATATTGCAGAAATAGCAACAGACTTGAATCGACCAATCACATCTGTTGAAAACTATATCAAGAAACATATTGTAAAAGCTACTCAAACCGCAGCAACATCATCTGGCTTAAAAGCTGGTGATCAGTTTATAAGAAAAGACGGCATTACAATTATGTCAGAAAATGCGTCTACTTTAGGCGATGCTAAAAAAGCCAAGTCAACAAGAAGCAACCCTTGCATAACAAAGATTAAGCCATGAGTTATATATTTGGAATTGATAATTGGCGTAAGCACTACGCTACTTGTGATGACACAAAGAAAATTTGGATAGTTGTTGAAACTTCTGATAATGTTTCAGCATATCTAGAAAAGTATGATCAGTGGCTAACGTTCAAAGATTATTGCTCCAAAAATAATCTAAAGATAAATAGCGTTGGTTTGCAATATCGATCCAACGTTGTTACAACTGATACAAAGAATGCCGACGCTGTTTATGTTATACGATCTGTAAAAGGGCAAATGGGCGGCACAAGCCGCGATTGCTATACAATTGGCGTAATAAACGGCGATAAAGCTAAAAAGACGATGTGGTTGACTCCAGAATTAATTGAAGACAGTTCTTACGAGGACGATTTAAACAGTTGCTTTGAGGAAGCGTTGATTTACAATGACAGAACAGCAAAACAGACCAGAATTATTTAATCAAGATTATCAGAAGCAATGGTCTGAAACACACAAGTACAAACATATCCATACTGGAGAATATTGTACTTTTGAGGCTTATGTTGCCGAATACATTGTTATTCGCAGATCAGAGAAGCTAAACCTTGGTAAGCCATCATATAAATTTTGGACTAAGGGTGATCCACTCCATTGGCTTTGGAAAAAGCAATTTGGTGCGGCTGTACAGCTTAAAAAGAAATACAGCGAAGAAGCTATATTGGCTGCTATAAAGTCAAAAGAATTTGATAATCTATTAGTGCTTGGCATACAAAATGGTAGAGGCTACAAAATTAATCCACTTGCGGAAAAGGTTGTTGCCCTGTATCATAGAAAAATAGAGGATGCCAAGACCAATAAGCCAGAAGTCAACTACGAAGTTGAGGCTCCAAAAGAAGAAGTACAAGTCAGAAAAACACAGTCATATTCAAAGAAGAAGACAACTATTAATCAATTGAGGAATCTATGAGCAAAGTCAAGAAAGCAAGTAAGTTTACAGAAGACTTAGTAAGCAACAACATTGTTAGCAAGTATGGCGATGTTGTTAGAAGTGGTACGGAAGTATTAGAAAATATAAATAATCTTAATGTTATTGGCGTATCTCCAGCACTTGACATTGCACTTGGTGGCGGTCTTCGTGAGGGTTCAGTTGTTGTAATGACCGGCGATCCAAAGAGTGGTAAAACAACTACAGCGTTGCATTTTGCAGCTAAGTGTCAGCAGAAAAACAAGAGAGTAATTTATGTAAACACTGAGGGCAGATTGTCTAAGCAGAACTTTCTAGGTATAAAGGGTCTTAATCCAGATAATATTCTTATTGTAGAATCTACGGATGAAAGAGTTTTATCAGCAGAAGACTTTCTCAATATCATAGAGAGTTATATCAACAATGATCCCGGATGTTTAATCATTGCAGACTCATTATCTAATATGGTTCCAGCCGTTGAACTAGAGGGTGAAGTAAGAACCGGCGTAAGAAACGCTTTGCCACGATTACTATCCATGTTCTTCAAGAGAATTAGCGGCACACTTATGAAGAATAAGACTATTCTAGTTTGTATTACTCATAACATTGCAAATACTGGTGGCTCTCCATATGCTCCACAGAAGATGGCAGACTGTGGAAACATGTTGCAATATCAAGCTGGAACCAATATGGTAATTACCCACAGAGGCAAGTGGCAAGTTCCAAAGGATACTGGCCCTCACGTTGGCCAAATTGCTAACTGGTCTATTAAGACTTCTTGTGCTGGCGGCAGACCAAATAGCACAGCGGAAAGCTGGATTAAATATGGCATTGGTATTGATGAAGTTCAGGAAATTATCCACATTGCTTGCGAATTTAGATTGATCAAGGCTGCTGGTGCGTGGTATACTATACAGTGTGCAGTCGATGATTTGAATAATCCTATCATTAACGAAACACTTGAAGAAAATAAGATATCAAAAACTCCAGAAGATATTGAAAGGTTTTTTAAGTTTCAAGGAGTCAATGCTGTCGCAGACTTCTTAAATACAAATCAAAAGATGGCTTCATTTGTTTATGAGAAAATCAAGGAGCTACATTGAAAGTTAAAGGAATCAATGGAAAAGAATATATTTGGAATCTAACCAAGTATGACGTTTTCTATGATGACAAACGAAAAAGATCTAAATACCATTTACGTGCTAGAAATCTTTTAAAGGAAATATTTCATAGCTATAGAATACTTGAAGAAGTAAAGTTACCCGGAAGCACGGCACTCAATAGAAAATCTGTACTCTACCTTGACTTCTACATTCCATCGCTTAAGATGGCTTTTGAGGTACATGGAGAACAGCACTATGAATACTGCCCGTTTTTCCACAAGAGTAAAGCAGATTTTTTAAAGGCAAAAGCCAGAGATGAAGATAAAATAGAGTGGTGCAACCTCAACGATATACAAATTGTAGTCCTAAATTTTAAAGAAAGCGACGATGAGTGGCGAAAACACATTAAAGGCGGCTGATAAATTATCTGAGCATATCAGTTTAATTTCATCATATATTGAGATTAGTAATACTAAATTCTCATCATTTCGTGAGGAATATTTACTTGCTGCAAACCTGTCTTCTGAGCAGCTTAAGAAGCTAACACAACAAGAAGCTTTTGATACAGCTTACTTGTTATATGCTTATGCTACATATATACAGGATGAAATCAATAAGAATAAGATAGCACTCAATTGGTGTAACGATCAGCTAGAAAAGCTAGTAGTTGCCCACAATGATGAGTTTAGCCAATACACCAAGCACGAAGTTAAGCGGCAGATTATAATAAAAGACAACAACTATGCTGCATCTGTTGATAAGATGCGTGAAGTTGCTGAAGGTAGACTTCAGGCATTGGATGGCAAAGTTTATGAACTGAAACGCAAAGCTGACATTCTATTAGAAAAAGCTAAGAGGTTATGATGGATTTAAACAATTTTTTCAACTCGTTAACAGACGAACAAAAGCTACAGTTAGCCAACGCTTTAATGAATTCTACTTCTCAGCCCACTAGCGAGAAGAAAGAAGAAAACTTTGTAGCAAAAACAACTCAGCCACCCAAAAAGACTGCCTCTATTGGGGAGGATTTCATTGTAAAAAAGGCAGAACAGCCACCAGCTAGGAGAAAAGAATCCGTGAGAGCCAGAAATAACCAGTGGGAAGACACTGGAGAATTTAGAGATGTTCATACTCCAGAGTACGAAAGAACACCACGACGCAGAGAAGCCCCGCGAAAAGAAGATGTTGAATGTCACGTTTGTGGAAAATCTTTTAAGATTGATCCACGATTTAGTTATGGTGAATATTATCGCTGCAACAGGTGTACAGGTAAGAAGTAATTATGGAAGAAAAACTAGTTGATATAGGTGCCGAAAGAGCGGTACTTGCTGGACTATTACAGCACGGAATTGATGGATATGTAACGGTGGCCGATCTAATAAGCCCCGAAACATTTGGCAATTCTAACAATCAAATTCTATTCAAGTGCATAGAAAAGATTATCAGCAATGATCAAACTATTGATATTGCTTCAATATTGTCTTCAGCAAGTCAACTAGGATTTTCTGAGGTAATAAATACCAACCAAGAGCTTAAGTACATAAAATCTCTGTTTGATTTTCCAGTAAACAAAGAGAACATTCTTAGTTTTGCAGTTCAGATTAAGAAGTTTGAGTTTGCTAGAAAGATCAAGAAGCTTACATCTAAAATCCACAAGGATATTGATGATGTAACTGGAACAGAAACAATCAATGAAATTATACAAATCTTAGAAAATCCCGTAACAGATTTTCTTAGAGAGGACGATGGCGGCGACGTTCCACAGAAAATAGGAAGCGGAGTTGGCGATTATGTGCAATTCTTGGGAGAAAACAAGTGCGATATCATTGGTATTCCAACTGGATTCTCTAAATACGACCAAGCCATCGGTGGCGGTCTTAGACGAAAGTGCGTTGATCTTATTTCTGCAAGACCAAAAGTTGGTAAGTCTGTATTCGCTGATAATGTTGCATTAAATGTATCTTCTATCAATGTTCCAGTATTAGTTTTAGATACAGAAATGTCTAAGGAAGATCATTTAAACAGATTAATTGCTAATATTAGTGGAGTTCCAATTAACGAAATAGCTACTGGCAGATTCGTTGATGACGAGGAAAAGCATGAGAAAGTTCTTGAAGCGGTTAAGAAACTAGAGTCTATTCCATACAGCTACATAAGCGTTGCGGGTAAACCGTTTGAACAAATATTAAACCTTATAAAGCGATGGATAGTTCAAGAAGTAAAGAGCGATGATACTGGCAAAACAAATGATTGCCTAGTAATCTATGACTATTTAAAACTTATGTCATCTAGCTCTATTACAAATAATATTCAGGAATATCAAGCTCTTGGTTTTCAGATAACATCGCTTCATAATCTATGCGTCAAACTGGATATTCCATGTTTGTCGTTTGTGCAGTTGAACAGAGATGGTATAACTAAGGAAAGCACAGACGCTGTTTCTGGTTCAGATAGATTAATCTGGCTATGTACATCGTTCTCAATTTTCAAAGCTAAGTCTCCAGAAGAGCTAGCAGAAGATGGGCCAAATGCTGGAAACAGGAAGCTTGTTCCGATTGTTTCAAGGCACGGCGGTGGATTAGACGATGGTGATTATATCAACATGTTGATGCAAGGATCTCATGCTAAATTGACAGAGCTTAGAACAAGAAATGAATTTAAAAATCAACCAGTTGGAGATACTGGCTTAGTAAATAACGAGTCACTAATTAAGATTAAGATTGCAGATGGACTTACAGCAAATCAAGAAGAAGCTGAATGATAACTGGGAACTAGTTTTTAAAGAACTAGGGATGCAGTACGAAAACTTTGGCGATAATATCTACTCAACATGTCCAATACATGAGGGTAGTGATAATCCAAGGGCTTTTTCGTATTCTGTCAGCAAAGGAATATGGAAATGCTGGACAAGAGACTGTCAGCATTCACATAAAAATGATATCTTTGGATTAATAATAGGGGCTTTGTCCGCTAAAGAAAACATAGATATTGATTTTTCTCAAGCTTTGAAATGGTCTTGTAAGCTACTAAAAATAGATAAGTCTTATAGCCAAAACAAAAAACAAGAACCAGATCAACTAAAAGAGGGAGATGAAGACTTTTTCAATGTCATAAATATCTTCAAGTCCGATACTGAAGAATATAAGCACAAAAAAGTTGATATTAAGTGCGATGTATGCTGCCCATCAACATACTTTGTTGGTAGAGGATTTTCTAGGGAAACACTAGAACATTTTAATGTCGGAGACTGTTATGATAGTGGTTCAAAACTGCGTGACAGAGCTATAATACCAATACATGATGATGCCGGTAATGATATTGTTGGCGTCATAGGTAGAGCAGTAAAGGAGTACATATCTCCAAAATTTCTATTGCACCCAAAGGGTTTTGACAAAAGGTACTTTTTCTATAACTATCACAGAGCCATAGAGAAAGTTAAAGAAACATCTTGCTTATTTATTGTAGAGGGTCAAGGTGATGTTTGGAGACTTTACGAAGCTGGAGTATTTAATGCTGTTAGTATATTTGGCAAAACCATAAGCAAGCAGCAAGAAGAAAAACTTCAAAAGCTACCAATCACACACTTGATTATATTGACAGATAACGATCAAGCTGGGAGAGAAGCAAAGGTACAAATTAAAAGACAACTCAGTAGAATGTATAAACTAACATTTCCAAAAATGTCTACCAAAGATGTTGGAGAAATGACAACAGAACAAATCAAAAGTAAGATTCTGCAAAACTTGAAAGGAACATTTTAATGGCTAAGATAATTGGTATTTCTGGTAAAAAGCAGTCTGGTAAAAATACTGCCGCAAACTATATCAATGGCACCATACTAAAGTCAAAGAGTATGGTTGAGGATTTTTATATTGATGATGAGGGCGGTCTTGCCATTAAAACAACCGATCAGTCTGGAAAATCTGGCTATGGCATATTAGACGTTACAAGAAAAGATGCTGAGTTTGTTGAGTATGCTGAGAAAGAAATGTGGCCTTTTATTAAGGTGTATCATTTTGCTGACGCTCTAAAAGAAATATCGTCAGCTTTGTTTGGCTTAAATTTACAGCAGCTATATGGTACAGATAAGCAAAAGAATATGAAAACTAACCTTCTGTGGGAGGATATGCCAACGCCAGATGGAAAAACTGGAAAGATGACCAATAGAGAGTTCTTAGAATACTTTGGAACAAAGATTGTTCGCAAGATTAGATCTGACGCTTGGGTAAAAGCTACAATTAATAAAATAGTGGCAGAAAACTCTGAGATTGCCATTATTCCAGATGTTAGATTTCCAAATGAGGTTGAAGCAATCAAGGACAATGGCGGGGTTGTCATTAGATTGCAAAGAGATGTATTTAAGTCTACAATAGAGTGTGAAACTGCACTTGATGAAGGTAATTTTGACTGGTCAGTTTTTGATCATGTAGTTGATAATCGTGATATCAGCATGACGGACTTTTGCTCTAAGCTAGAGTCTATTAACACAGTTTGGAGCATATAATGTTAGTAACATACATTCGTTCATCTAGCTATAATAATTATTCATATTGCCAAATGCAATATTTTATTACATATGTTCTTGGTCATCAGCCAGCTAGCGGAAAGAAGGCAGAACTAGGAACAATTGTGCATAAGGTAATGGAAGTTCTCGCTAAACTAAAAAAGGAGATGCAGGATAATCCTAAAAAATTAAAGTTACTAGTAGTAGATGACGCCGTTGGCAAAATAGATATTAAAAAAACAGAGCTATTAACTAAGGGCTTGGTTGATGATTTAATAAAAAGAAGCTTTCATTTTTACACGAAAGATTCGGCTCACGCTTTCTCTAAAGCTGATAATAGTAATTGCAGCGAGTTAGTCTGGAATACACTGAAATATAATGACGGACAATTTGATCCTAGAAATAGAAAGATTATAGCGGCAGAGCCACATTTTGATATACCAATTGAAGAGGATTGGGCTAAGTATACATATAAGATGCCAGACGGTAATATTGTAAATGGTCAGCTTGCAATTAAGGGTACTATTGATCTTGTGACAGAAACACAAGAAGGAATTATTGAAGTTATCGATTGGAAGACAGGCAAAAGATTAGATTGGGCAACAGGAGAAGAAAAAACCTATGAAAAGCTATGTTCAGACCCCCAATTACTACTATATAACTACGCTATATCAAAACTGTTTCCACAGTATCATCAGACTATTATGTCTATATTTTTCATTAAGGATGGAGGGCCATTCTCAATGTGTTTTGACAAATCAGACCATACAAAGTTTCTTAACATGCTGAAAGAGAAATATCAACATATTCAACAAAATGATACCCCAAAACCCATTTCTAATGACAGAAGTAGCTGGAAATGTACTAAATTGTGCCATTATTGCAAAAATAAGTGGCCCGATACTGAGACTAATATGTGTATGTACATAGAGGATCATCTTAAGAAGAATGGCATGGAAAAGACCATTGAGCATTGTACTAGAGATGGTTTTGATATAGGTTTTTATTCTGCTCCGGGTTGAAAAAGGGATTATATATGAGCGAAAAATTGCTTACAATCGGCATGGCAAGCTACGATGATTATGATGGTACTTTTTTTACCATTCAGTCATTAAGAATGCATCATGATATTTGCAATACCAACGACGTTGAGTTCGTTGTTCTAGACAATAATCCAAATAGCGTTCATGGTACAGAACTTAAAAAGTTTGTAACTTCCTTAATGGGAGGAAGCGCAAAGTATATTCCTAAAACAGATAAAGCGTCCTCTTTTAACAAGTATTCTATAGTAGATCATGCTTCAGGCAAGTATGTTCTTATTTTAGATTGTCATGTTCTATTGGTACAAAAAGCTATAGATCATTTAATGTCATATTATTATGAACACGACAATTGTAAAGATCTTATTCAAGGTCCGCTTATTTATGATGATCTTACGAATTATGCCACAGAATTTGATGATAAGTGGAGCGGAGATATGTATGGAGTGTGGCACACCAATAGGGCGGCTCACGACCTAGGAGAGCCTTTTGAAATAAAAATGCAAGGTATGGGCCTGTGTTCTTTTGAAAAGAAGAATTGGCCGGGAATATATCACAATTTTAAAGGCTTTGGTGGAGAAGAGGGTTATATAGCTGAAAAATTTCGAAGAAATGGTGGTAAAAACATATGCTTACCACAATTAAAATGGATGCATAGATTTAGTAGGCCAAATGGTGTGAAGTACCCACTAATTCTAGA